GCATTGGTGAGCGCATGATCGAGGAACCCGGTCAGGGTCAACGGAACGGGCGCAGCCGAAGCGCCTGCGGCGTTGCCGAGCAGGTTGGCGTCGGCGATCGCTGCCAGCGCCACTGTGCCGGTCGCGGTGATCGGCGAACCGCCGGTGGAGATGCCGGTCCCGGCGCCGATTGAGGTGACCGTGCCGCCGGCGCTGCCGACGTGCCAGGTCGGATCGGCGCCGGCACCGGCAGTCTGAAGAAAATAGCCCGAGGTGCCGGGCAGCAGCGCGATCCATCCGGCCGCGCCGCGAAACAGCAATGTGCCGCGGGTCGTCGTGCCGAGCACATGGTCGAGATAGGCGCTGAGCGTGTTCGGGATGGCCGGCGCGGTGCTCCCGGCGATGTTCGCCATCATCGAGCCATCGGCAGCGGTGGCGCCTGCCGGCAGGGCGTCGACATAACCCTTCGTCGCCACGTCGGCCGGATTTGCCGGTGTTGGCATGCCGGTGACCGAACCGCCGGTTATCGCGACAGCGTTGGCGTTCTGGTCGGCCATCGTCCCAAGCGGGAAGTTCTCCCACTTGGCGTCGGCGGCAATCCAGCGGATCACGTTCCGATCAGCGAGCGATGTAAGCAGCACATCGGATAGCCCGCCCAACGAGGCGTCAGTCGAGCCGAACAACTGTTGCAATGCCGGCTGGCCGCCGATCACCAGGTTGGGGTCGAAGCTCGTCCCGGAAGTGTGCGCAATGAGCACGCAGAAGATGCCGGTGTTGAGGACGGTAAAGACGTCGAGCTCGGCATAGCTGGTGGAGGGCTGCCACTCGCCGCGCCATCGGAACATCAGGATCGGGAGGGTGAATGGCCCCATGATCGATCCATCGTTGAGATAGATCGTCATCTGCGTGCCGCTGACCGATATCGAAGCGATGCCGTTCGGGATCGCCGGATTGCTCTGCAGCGTGACGATTTCTTCGGCGAGTTGCCAGAAGTTCGAATCGACTTCAGAGGGCTGGAGATTTACGCCCTTGCCCGAACCCCAGGGGCCGGTGGTGCGATAGGTTAGGCTCATTCGCTGCTCATGGAAGCGCGGTCAATGTAAGCGTCGCACTGACGCCGCCGATCACAAACGGGTGAGGTGCCGGGTCGCTTAGCTCCAGAAGCAATATAAGGCTGCCGCCACTTAGCCCCCCGGACCACGCTCCCGAAAAGCTGTAAGGCCCAAAGGATTGATTGCCCGGGAACTGCGTTTCGCAATGGAGTAGAGGCGTCGACCCGACCATTGCGCCGCTGTTGCCATCTTGCAAGTGAACCAGGAAATGAAAATCCCAATCGCCTGTCGGGTTGTCGAAATCGCCGTAAGCGCTGCCGCCGTGAAGCTGCGCCGTCCAATTGTGGCCGGCATTGGCTCGCAGTCCAGTGGAGTTAAAAAAGACCGATCCCGTTGCGCCAAGATCCTCGTAATTGTTGAACAGCGACGGCGGTATCGGGCCGGTAATTGTAAAGTCGCTGCCGCCTTGGCATTGCCCCGACCCCAATTCCGTTGGCGGCGGCTTCGTCTTCCAATGCACCTCGGTGATCCGGTCGAACGGGAATTCGACATAAGGATTGCCCTGCGAGCCAAATCCGTTTGCCACGTCGTCAACTGCCCTGTGTCGTGTTGTTCTTGAGGTTCCAGGTCTGCTGGCATTGTGCAGGCTGGCTGTTGCCGCGGGTGTCGCCGCTGGCGATGTCGGCAGCGTAAATCGACAGTTCAGCGGTGACCTCGAGCCCGACGCCGGAGAATTGATCCCAATTATCGCCGCACTGATTTTTCTCCTCCTTGTTCAGCAGCAGCTGCTTAGCGCGCTCGACCACGATATATTGCGACGAGTCGTCTGGGTTCTCGATCCGGATGATGTCGGTCAAGCGCGATTGCTCGTCGCTCTTTTCCTTACAGCACGCGGTGTTGAAACTTATGCCTTTCGCCTGGATCGGCAGCGTTGCCGACGCGCCCCACTTCAGCACCGCCTTCTCGCCCGGCGCGCTCGGCGTCGACGGGATGACAACCGAGCCTTGCGAGCGCGGCGATTGATAAGGGCGAACGAGATATTCGAACATCTTGCTTACTCCGCGAGGTCGATCGCCTTTGGCAGCGCGAGCGCCGAAATGGACGGAAAGAAATCAGTGTGATATTCGCCGCCGGCGACCGGCTTCAGATCGAGGGTGCAAGTCGTCGTGAGGGTCGTCATTGTCGAAATCGGATCACCCCAAGTCGGCATCACCTGGTTTTGGAAAGCGCTCAAGGTCTGCAACTGGCTCACCAGGCCGTTCCGCACGACGAACTCGTTTATCGCCGTATCGGCAGTCAAATTGGCAACATCGAGACCATCGTCGTCGATGACAAACGAATCCAACGGCTGGTAATTGAGCTCACTGTTGACCAATGCGACTTGCGCACCTGTGAGGATCTGATAGGGAGGATCGACATAACCGTCGTCGACATACGAATTAACGCCGGCCGCCGCGATCGACGCGTTGCCATGGCCGATTGCGCAGCCGATGACGAGCTCGCCGAACATGCCGCCGTCGCCGACCGTGATGCGGTACGATTTGACTTTGCCGGTGGCTTGCCCGCCCGGCAGGCGTCGATCGATGTAGTTGACGCTATGGCGCAGGCCGAGCCCCAGGACGGTAGGGAAATCGACCCCGATCGCAATATCGACGGCGCGAGCCCGAAACCGCATCTTGGCGCGAGCCACCAGTAAGAGATATTCGAAGCTCTGCGCGCCGCGGTCGGTCTGGAAATAGCTGCGCCGCCGCAGATCGCCGATTGGCACGAGACCATTCGCGTCAATCGCCTGCCCGACATATTGCGAGGAATAATTGACCGCTTCGCGATCACTGTCGGAGGTATCTGAGAGCATTTGCTGCACGTCCGCAGTCATCACCGCGGTGACCGTTTCGGTGCGCTTGCGGTCGGCCTTATATTGCAGAGTCATTCTGATCTTGTAGACGTTGATCGGAAAGCCGATGCTCAACTGCCCCATTGGATTGAAGAATTGACCGCTCGAGGAACTGCCCGCCGGTGGCAGCGACCAGCCAGCCATCACGACATTGTAATATTGCGGCGTCATCCAGCCGCCCATGCCTTTCCACCCGTCGGCGATGTAGTTGAGCGGGATTCCCTTGCTGTCGTTGAGCGTCGTCAACGACCACCCGCCGCCGATCGAGGTTCCGGCTTTCGGCCAGTCCGCTTTGAGACCGCTGCCGGCGAGGCACGAGATCATGCCGCCGCCGGCCGCATGCACGGCGGCAAAAGGCGAGCCGCCATCATGGAATGCGCTAACGATCCGGTCGGTGATCTCGATCAAACCATCGCCTTGCTGTTGCCATTCGACCGTCCCCGAGACGGTCACCTGAGTCAGCGGCGGCGACCCGTAGGACAGCGAGAAGGAGTCGTAAAAAGCCTGATCCTCGCCGATCGTGATCGTGCCGTCCTCGCCCTGCAGAACATCGGTCGCTGTGACTTCGAGGGTCGTGCGGTCGATGTGCCACAGCGCCGAATAGCTCTCGAGCACGGTATCGGGGTTGATGTTGTTCGCGAGCCACACGGGATCGTAATACGGCAGCACCGCGAGCTGCTGGTTGAGCGTGTCCTTTTGCCCGACATAATCGTCGGGTCGCGCGAGGAACTGCAATTGCACGACCTCGCCGGCTTGCAGCGCCGGGACGCCGACGAGGCGCCCGTTGAACAGCGGCAGAAGATCGGGGGTCGCGCTTCCGCCCGGTGTCCAGTTTTGATCCCAGCTCAGCCAACACCACAGGTTCCGGCCGAGCGCCAGCAGCCCGATCTGCGGGTTCTTCAGATCGATGTGGAGGGTCGCGAAGCCGCCCTCCTCATGAGAGATCTCAAACCCCAGAACTTCCTCGTCAAAGCGCGCGTGAAGAGCGGGGTCGAACGGCGCATTCGGAACGCGCGGCCCGGTGATCGTCAGCAGGGCATTGAGTTGCGAGGTCGCGGCCGGGAGGTCGAGGGTGATCGAAGTGGCGCCCGCCGCCGGGGCGATAAAGGTACTGCCGTTTTGAATGCCCGCGCCGCTGATGTTGTATCGCAACCCGGCGGTCAGTGACGCCAGGGCATCCGGCGGGATCGCATCGACCGTAAAAAAGTCCGTCTCGGGCGCGCCGCCGATCACGAGTGGGAACGTGCCGCTCGTCGTCGCCAGTACTGCCTGAGGCGCTACCGACCAGGTCGTGACGGTCGACGGCACGTCGGGGCCGGGCGCTCCGGCCCAGCTCGTCGTATGGTGCGCTGTGGCAACCAGGGCCAGCATCGCGCCCGAGGCGCCGCCGTCATATTGGATGTACGCTGCGGGCACGGTCATGACGTTGGCCTGGCCCTCGATCGTGATCGGGCTCGATCCTGTCGTCGTGTTGACCGGCGCATCGGTTCGGCCGATGCCGGTGCCGGCGACCCTGTAGACACCGGGCGCCAGGCCGAGACCGCCAAATTCGAGAGTCGAGCTACCCTGGCTCAGCAATGACGGAACGCTGCCGAGGATCACAGCTTTGGTGAGCGTGAACGTCACCGATGTTGCCGTGGCCGTTGCGGCCGCCGAGAGGTTGATCGAATCGTCGGGTTGGTTGCCGGGGCCAGTGTCGTAAATGAAGATGCTGCCGCCGGCGATCCCCGGCCCGGAGATGTAATAGAGCTCGCCGACCTCCAGCCCGGCCACCGAAGCCAGATTTTGGATCTGCGCCAAACCTGCCAGGGTGTCGCCGACGATGGTCAAGGTTTCGACGAGCGCGCCGTGCAACGTGCCGTTGGTCACGAGGACCGTAGCTGCTTGGATCGCCCCGCCCGTCCAGGCGAAATAGAACGGACCGGCCACGCTACATTTCCTCGAGGCTCAGCGACCACGAGACGATAGCGGCCCATTCCTCGCGCTCGAGCTGCAGGTCGGCGATCAGCATCGAGAGGCGCGGGCGATAATAGGTGAAATTGCCCTCGACACGAGGGCTGCCGGGGACCGGTGTTCGGCCCGGCGTGCCACCGGCCGTCAGATAGGCGAACTCGACATGGCAATCCACGTTGACCTGCATCCCGACCCAGAGGCTATCGAGCGCGGGTGCCGCCACGTCGTTGCCCTGCACCTCGAGGCGGTACTTGCGCAATTGCGGCGCGGAGACGTCGATCAGCCCGCCGTTGACGGTACGGCGCAGCTTGTCGCTGCCCCGAGCCGCGTCGATCGGCGACAGCGTGCCGCGCAATTGCCGGGCGGAATAGGGATTGACCGAAGGCGGCGCGGCCGCGAGGTCGAACCGGATGTCCAGATCGGTGGAGAACGGCAACCCACTCATTCAACGTCCATACCACGATGGCTTGATGCCGCTGCTGACCATCTGGCTGTGCTTGGCCTCGACGACGAGCGCCGCGGCGACGCCGCTGTTGGCGCTGACCGGAAAGACGCCGCCGCCGATGTGCAGATGGATCGGCGTGCCGGCGGCGGTGGCCGGCCCGCCGACCAACCCGCCCTTGGCGAAGCTGATCGGTGGCACACCGATCGGCGGCATGACGAGGCCGCCGCTGAACAATCCTGGGATCGTGTTTGGATCTATCCCGTGCTCTATCGCCTGCTTCAGTATGCGGCTCCACTTCCGGCCTCGCTCCATCTTGTCGGGCGTCATGCCCCAGCTTCGAAAAGCGGCATCGTCGGAAGGGCCGGAACCACCAAGCGGGGTACCGCGCGGATCGACGCGCAGTGGCGTTTCTCGAGCGTAATCGCGACCGGAAGCTAGTGGCGTTTCCCGAGCGTAATCGCGACCGGAAGCTAAAGGCTTTTCACCGGGCCGCGGACCATAATGAAAGCCGGTGCGTTTGAAATATTCGGCATCCGTTTCTCCGGCACCTGCAGCTGACAGAACATTTAATAGCCTTCCGCCCGGGCCTGCTCTCCACTTGTTGTATGCGTCCGTCAGCACCCGGCGTTCATGGATTGATAATTGCCGCCGGTCCGCGCGGTAATCGGGAGCGCCGCCGGTAAAGTCGGTTACGCTCGGATCATAATCCAACCCGGTGACGTTGCCGCCTGACGCGTAACGATTGAGGCGCTGCAGAAAAGCGCCGCCCAAGCGCCGCGCAGAGGCCGCGTTGATGACGAACTCGCCATTGGAGAGCCGCGCCAGGATGCTGTCGCTGGTGCCGCTGCCGGGGCCGCTGACGTAGCCACCTGTTTGCTGTGGCGGCAGCACGGCGCTGGCGCCGGTCTCGCCGGATGGTATTTGCGGCGGCACGCGAGGCCCCGCGAATGGCAACTCTCCCGTTACGTCGCCGCTTTCCAGCCGGGCCTTGGCTTGATCCTCGTAGGTTTTGCTTTTGGTGGCGGCGACAATCGTCCATTGGATGACCTGCGCAATGGCCTTGCTGACATCGTCCCATTTTTCTTTGGCCTGTCCGACGAGGGAATTGTATTCTTTCTGCGTCTGTACGGCCGCCTCAGTGTCTTTCGCGACCTTGGGCAACGAGTCGTCGACAATTTCCCGCAAATGCTGCTCGACGACACTGAACGAGTGACCATACTGGGCCTCAGCGGCGGCGTTTTGCAGGGTTTTGTTCTTGATGTCGAGAATGGCCCTGGCGAGCGCCTTGGCCTCGCCCTCGCGGTCTTTGAGGTTGAGGTCGCGACCGAGAATGTAGCGCGGGTCGCTGAGGTCACCGAGCTTCGGCATGACGCCGCCGCGCGCCACGATTTGGAAATCCTGTAGCGAGTTGGCGGCATTGTCGATTTGGCCGGCGAGCACATTGACGCCGCTGGTGCCGCCGAGGTCCTGCATCTGCTTTAGCGCCGCTTGGTCGAAGCTTTTGTTGAAGCGCTGGATCATCTCGTCGGCGAGCGTGGTTGCTTGCGCCGTTCGGCCCATCGATCGCCGCAGTCTTTCCAGGCCTTCGGGATCGCCGCCGCCGGCCCCGCCGATCTCCTTTGCGGCGTTGTTCAATTCGTTGATTTTCGCGATGGCTTCGTTGAATTGGCGGACGAGAAGGGCAACACCGAGCCCGGCGAAACCGAACTTCAGCGCCTTCATACCCTCAATGGTAAAGCCTGCTTCGCGGGCGAGTTCGGCGAGCGAGCGGGCGCCTTCTCGGATGCTGGCGTTGTGCGCGTGGTGGGCGGCGGTTGATTCCTTGGTCGTCGCGGTGAATTTCTTTGAGACGGCGCTGGCTTGTTCGAGGCCCCTGGTGACGGACAGCAGATTGGCTCGGGCCTCGGCGATCGCCGCCTCGTTGCCGCTCTTGATGGCGTCCCGCAGATCCTTGGCGAACTTGCTGACGTAGGCCTGGAATTCTCTTAGCTGGACCTTGGCCCCCGAGCTGTCGACGAAGAGGTCGACCTTCAGATTATTGGGTGACGATTGCGCCATCTAATCTTCCCACTCCCGGAGCGTGGTACGGATCGTCCTTTCATCGCTGCGCGCGGCCACTGCGGTCATATGCAATTGCTCGCGTAGCTCGGCCCGGCGCCGTTTGGCGGCGAGAAACACGAAGGCTTCCAATTGTCGCGGTGTCATTTGCATTACGGTTCCGTGATCGTGTCCGCTGGCAATAAGCCGTTCCGCATTGGCGGCGAGATCGTATCCTGATCCCTGCCATATAGGCCGGGCGCGATGCCGCCGAGCAGCGCGCCCAGCCGATCCATTAAAGGGCCGAGGCCTCGCGGGAATGTGAGATCGCGGATCGCCAGCAGGCATTCAATGATCTCGTCGGGCGCCAGAACGAGGCCGTTGGCGATGGCCTCGGCGGCGTCGGGCTGGTCGCAGGCCTCGGCGATAATGACGCCGACCGCGCCGGGCGCCTGCGTGGCGATGTCGACCAGATCGAGTTCGGGCGCGCCTTCGGTCAACACATTGCGCATCATCGGGAATTGCAGGAACAGATCGGCGATCTGCCGCAGACCCAGCCCGCGCAATTCGAGTTCGCCCGCGGCGATCTGCACGGTGCGCTTGTGCGGAACGATGTCGACCAATGAAACCATTATGAGCACATCAGCGCGAGCTTGAGATTTCTAACGGTCGCCTCGTCCATATGCATATTCAAAGACATCTGCTTCTCGTGGATGACCTCCAGGTCTTTCGAGCGTATCCCCAGCCTGGACGAGTAATGCGACAGCACGGTGATATTAGGCGTCAATTCGAACACTGGCACGTTGCCGACATCGACATACGCGACGTCGGGTGTTGCCCAGCCTTGAAGGATTTGGACACTGACGATGCCCTTGCCGATGTAATACATGCTCGTCAGCGGTGACACCAACGACGAGTCTGGGTGCATGATGGTGCCGAAGTGGCCGGTAGTCGCGTCGACCAATACCTCACCGGTGACCTGAAAATTACCCCACTCATCCTGGATCATGCCGTAGGCGATATTAGACGGCCGGAACTGGACATTGGTCAATTCGACGGTCAGCTGTGGGCCAATGGCATTGGCGCCGACGAATTTCACTTTGCCGACGACCTGGTCGGCGCCGAGGATGTTCAACGTCGCCGGTGTCGGCACTCTGGGTTCTGGTCTTTGTTCTGACATGGTGTGCTCCTAACTCAGCAGATAGCTGTCGACATTGGGGCCAACGTGGATTTGCAATGGGATGACGGCGCCCGCCAGGTTCCCGTCATGGCCTGGGTCTTTAATAATTTCGCCGTTGATGCGGCAGTAGAGCACGCCATTGACGCCGAGGTTCTGGCGGTATCCTTTTGGCGTGGGATAGATTGCCCGCTCGATCCCGTCGATGAGCATATTGAGGGTGGCCGCCGGCACGGCACTCCGATCGGCGCCGGCTGTAGTATAAATCCACGCTTCGCAATTAAGATCGACCATGACCTTATCGCCCTCGCCCCATGTGTGCGTTTCGTTGTGCTCGATGAGGCATAGCATCGGCATGTCTTGTTCGGTGTTGGGATTGATGAGCCGGCGCAGCACGGTCTGGAATCCCTGCGTCATTGGCGAGGCTGTGCGATCGGTGATGGCCGCCAGCGACAACGTTAGCACCGGGCTGATTGCGGTAATGACGGCATCGGTCGGCAGGCCGTCGCCGGTGACCGGCATTCCGACCAGGAGTCCACTGGTATCGCTGACATTGGCGAGCGTCGTGTCGCCGGTTGTCGTGTCGGCGGTGAAGTTGAACACCAGCGGCGGCGAGGTCAGCTTGGCGAGCAACGCACCAATAATGGTTTCTCTGACCATCATGGCGCGTTGAACTCCTTAACGGTTCGATCGACCGTTTCGGTGATTTTCGCCACTGCCTTCGACCGCATGGCATCGAGCGAGCCGCGCAGGAAGCGACGCGCGGCGATTTCGGTGGTGCGTTGATAGGCACGCACTGGAAGGCCGCGGCGGGCATAGGCGCGCACCGAGACGGCTTGCAGCGGCACGCCATATTCGAGCGCGCCGAACGCGGCGCCGGCGCGGCTTGCCCGGCCGGTGGCGAGGACGCGGACGCGCCCCCGCACGAAGTCTTCGGTGCTGTCGACATAGCTGCGGGTTTGGGAACGCAGATAGCCGGTTCGTACCGGCTCGGCGGCGAGCACGCGTCCGAGCATTTCCTGGGTTAGATCGGCGATCGTTTTGCGCAGGTTTTCGCGCAGCCGCGGCGGGAGTTTGGCGAAGTGCGCTTGCAGTGCCGTATCGCTGACGGTGGCGTAGAACATCGGCGTCGGCGTGATCATCCGATCAGGCCCCGACGGTAGGGATACAACAGGCCGGCGATATCCTGCGGGATCGTCGCGCCGCCCGGCAGGCCGCCGACCCAATATTCCTGGCGCCCGAGGCCGGGCGACTCGCTGGCGCGCAGCAGCGGGTCGCGGCCGCGGCCGGAATTTTCGATTGTGCAAAGCTCCAGCACCGCTTGCTGCACATCGTCGGGGATCGGCGAGAACCCGGCGACATATTGCGCGACGAGCGAACTGCCGCTTGTCCAGTAGGTTGGATCGGCAAGCTGGTAGACGAGGCCGGCGTCTTGGTCGAGGCCGTAACCACTCGGATCGAGCGCGACGGTGTCGATCGTTATCGTGAGCGATGCCGGGTCGACTGGCGCTTGTGCGAGCACCAGCGGCTCGCCCACCTCACCCGACACATTGCCGCGAAACGTGTCGATATAGGTCTGGACCACAAAGATTCGGTTGCAAAAGCGCTCGGCTTGCCGCGAGGTGCGAGCGATTGTTTTGGTCAGCCACGCATCGTTCGCGGTGTCGTTCGGCTTAAGCCTTAGCTGCTCGCGCAGATCGTCGAGCGTCACAAGGTCGTGATCGCTCGCCGCCGTGGTGACGCTGGTGAACAGCGGCCTCATCGGGACGCCCCAAGCTTTGGCTTGGGGCTCCTAGCGAGAGCACGCTTATCAAGCGTGCTCATCGGGACGCCCTCATCGCGCTTCGCCGTCATAGAGCTCGAAGAACTGGCGCATATCGAGCGGTGGTCCGAGGCTGCCGTCGCTGAGCAGCGGCACCGCGCGATAGCCTTCGACAAGCCACTCGGTGATGTGCGGCGCAGCCGCCCCGCTTTGGCCCCGCTCGCCCCGCTCGCCCCGCTCACCCTTGCCGCCGCGCTTGCCCTGCACGGCTGAAAGCGCCCAGCCGTCGCCCGGCAACGCGCCGGGATCGTCGCGCCGCGCCCGCCATTCGCAGCCATCCATCGCGACGAGATCGAACCGGCGATAACGGCGGCCGAGTGCCCAGGTGCCGCACACTTCGCCTTCCGCTGCGTCCCGGCCGGCGGCGGCGATGACACCCCAGTCGTCATGCGGCGGCTCGCGCGCGGTATCACGCCGCGCCTGCCACGTCGCACCGTAATGGACAACCACGGCGCCGAGGTAATGCACGCCGTCGACCCACTCGCGCACCATCGGAAACTCACCCGGAATTCCGCGCTCACCGCGTTCGCCGGGCGCCCCTCTCTCGCCGGGTGGTCCCTGTGGCCCTGGGATGCCCTGCGGCCCCTCTATCCCCTGCGGCCCCTCTATCCCCTGCGGCCCGATTTCACCGCGCTCTGCGGGCTCCCCGGTGGCCCCCGGGGGCCCTTCAGGCCCCGGCGGCCCGGCTGGCCCGGTTTCGCCGTCCTCGAGGGCCGCGAGCCGCTCGGCGATTTGCCGGTCGAGAACCAGGATGCGCTCGGCGTGCTCGGCGCGCAGTTCGGCGACGATCCGGCGATGCTCGGCGGTCGCGACGTCGCGCTCGCGCTGCCACTCGCGGCGTTCGCCGGCGAGGATGCGACCGAGCGCGTCGGCCCAACCTTCACGTAGCGTCGCGCCGTCCATGCCAATCAGCGGCGGCGATGACGGTGGCAGCGAAGAGGGCAGCATTTCCATCGGGTTGATTGTCTTGATCCTCCGGTGGCGTCGGCGGCGGCATGGGAGGCGCAGGCGGCGCGGGTGGCGCCGCACCGGCGAAACTCAGCGGCACGACCTGTTGCTGGACGCGCGGCTCGTCGCCTTCTTCGGCGGCCGGCAGATCCTCGCGGGCGCGCGCTTCATTCGGGCTGTAAATGCCGCCCTGAACGCCCCGCGCCAGCGCGTCGATGCGGTCTTTCAGGTTGCTGCGTTCGAGCGCCGTCGTGTCGAGTTCGAGATATTCGTCGGGGAAGCCGCCGAGTCCGAAAAACCGGCCCATCGCGTCCTCGATGTGGTTGAGGCAAAAACCGAGACCGCTGGCCAACCAGAACTGGATCAGGTTCTCGGTTGAGCCGGAGGGCGTCGTGCCGAAGGCGAGCGACAGCAACGCGAGCGGCATGCGAAACGCGGTCGCAATCCGCTGGTCGCTGATCTGCAGCAGTTCGGCGATCTGCTCGTCGCGGCTGGTTGCCGCCGTCGCTTCCCATTTGAGGCCGCCTGACAGGATCGGCGTCCGGCCGGCATTGGCGCCCTTGGTCATTTCATCCCAACGCGCGCTGAGCTCGCGCATTTGCGTCTCGTCGAGCGGCTCGTCTGTGTAGATGACCCCGGATGGCCGGCCCTGATTCTGGACATAGTTGAGCGCCTGGCGCACCAGCGCGTCGGACGCCGCGACATCGATGAGCGCGGCGGTCAAGGGCGGCTCGCCGGTTAGCCGATATTGCTGGTTGACGTTGAGTTTCACGTGAAGCACATCGCGCGCCGGCACCGCGCCGAGCACTTCGGCTGGGATCTGCTTCTCGACGATCGGGTTGCCGGCCAGCGCGTAGAACAGATCGCCGGTCGCCGCGATGCGCGGCAATGAGGTGCGGGCGTTCATCAAGTGGACTTCGGCAATCTCGTAGCGGTTGTTGCGCACCGCTAATGCGTAGGCGTTGCCGTGGTCGTACAGCGAGCTGGTCAGGTTCAGAAAAAAGTCCGATGTCGACTGATAAGCGTTTGGCTTTTTAAGGATTCGGCTCAGATCGGAATTGGTGACGCGTTCCCGCCCGTTGTTCGCGAGCCGCCGCCAATGCGTGCCAGGACACATCGCGACGGTCTGCGCGTAAGCAGCAACGCACGCCGAGACGACGGCGCCGCGGCCACCGCTGACCGGATCCCAGCCGAGTTGCCAGAAGTTCCATGGGCTGTTCCCCGGCAGCCAGCCACCGCTGATCGGCAGCCAATAGCCGCCGGCGACATCGGCCTTTTGCACGGGCCGGGGCAGGACCCTTGCGAGGGCGGTGGCGATCCTGGCTATTGCGGTGGTCGGCATGGGCCGGCTAACGGGCTGACGCGGGCCTGTGCGCCGGTTCGGATGCTGCCCCCCGCGAGTGTGGAGCCGGTTCGGATGCGGCCCCCTGCGGCTGTCGCGCCGGTGACGCCACGTTGCCTTTTTCATCCGGATGCATCAGGCCGAGCCGCAGCAGGTCGTTTTCCTCCTGGGTCGGCGTCGCCACGCTTTCAGCCATCGCTTTATCTGCTTTGGCTCTGGCTTCACGCAGCGCAGTGATGTGGTGCTGATAGGTTTCGCGGGTTTCGGACATTTCGACTCCTCCTTTGGCAATCAGCCCGCGGACAAACTCGTCCGCGGGCATGTTCCAGATAAATCGCGGTCTTGTTACCAGGTGACGCCGGTGAGCCATGCGACGAGCCCGCTGCGGCGCATGATCCAGTTCATCGGCATGATCATCCGCAACCCGATGGAATCGGTCTGGAACAGCGACCGCGCCGGCGCCGCGACCGTTGGCGGCGAACCTGGCGTGCCGATCGCCAGCGGCGTGGTGTCTTCCATGTGCAAGGTTGCCTGATCCGACAGCTCAAACCGAGCATCGTCGCCGGTCAAGCTGGCGAAATCGGCAGCGTCGAGCAGGATCACCATCGTCGCCGGGACGGTCGAAGACGTGATCACCGGATAGGTGAGCAACCGCCCGGCCTCGATTTCGTCCTTGAACGGAAACACCCCGACGCCAGCCGCGCTCTGGGTCAACGCGATCGACAGCGCTTGTTGCGGATTCATAATCCACACGGGCGAGCGCAAGCTGTTGGCGGTCACCAGCACGCCCAGCAGCTGCTTCAGATCGGCTACGAGCGCAGCAAAGCCGCCGCCGGCGGTCGGAGTCAATCCAGCGACACCACTGCGCAGCCCTGCCGGCCGAACCGCGCTGCTGGCGATGTTGTCGATCAGCACCGTGTCGACGGCGACTGATGTATCGCGGCCCATCCGATCGCGCAGTTGCGTGTCAATATTCGGCTGCGAATGCTCGAACAATTCGCGGGTGAAGGTCGAAATGACCGCCATCTTTTTCAGCCCGATGGTGATCGGGGTGAATGCTTCCTGGCGGACGGGGATCGGTGCGCCCTCGGCGACGAACGATCCGGCGACGGTTGGCGTTACGCTCTCGACCGGAATTTGGATCTGGCCGTACCTGCCCAGCGTATAGCGTACGCCGACCGCGCTGAGCGGCTGATAGATCGATCTAACCAACAAGGTCGAGAGCAGCTCGG